ACCGAACAAAGCAGCGTGCAGGAATACAACAGGCCAAAATTTGTGACATACAACGCTTTTAAAATGGCAAAGTACAGGCACTTAAAGCGAATCAGGGAAGAAAAACAAGAACGCCGGAACAGGCGAAAAAAATAGCAGTTATTTCCAAAATGGAAACACCTTAGGCCCGGCAATTTGTCGGGCTTTTTTATTCAGGTAACAAAAAATCGTTTAGCGCGCTACGAATTACGGCAATTTTGTGCCACAAACAAGCGCATGAGTATCTTAGATAACATCAAGGCTGTTTTCACCCCAAAAAACCAAAGGGCCAACTTATTAGGTACGCCTGAATGGTCATGGGGATGGTTCGGCGCTCGTCCGACTAAATCAGGGGTTGCGGTGAACTCTAAAACCGCTTTAGCGCATTCGGGCGTATATACTTGCGCAAAGATTCTATCTGAATCAATCGCCTCTCTTCCGGTCGGGTTATACGCAAGCGAAGAAGGGCAGATCCTGCAACTAACTTCTGACAGGCGCAACTTCCTTATATCACAGGAACCAAACGAACTATACACGAGTTATGACTTCCGTGCGACCGCAATGGTACACCTTGCGCTGCATGGTAATTTCTATGCCGATATAATCCGCGACGGTAACCGCCGTCCGGTACGGTTGCGCATCATTGAAAATCCTAACTGGGTAATTCCTGAACTCGATTTGAACGGTAATTTGTGGTACAGAGTTTATGACTACAAAGTGAACGGGCAAATGCGGGAACGTGAAACGCCTGTCAGACCGCGTGACATTATCCACATAAAGGGGATGTCAACTGATGGCATTGTAGGCAAATCACCAATCAGTATATTCCGCGAAAACATCGGACTTGGTATTGCCACAACTGAAACGCAGGCGGCGCTTTGGAAGAACGGCGCGTTTATGTCCGGCTACATAAAGCACCCTGGCAAACTATCACCCGATCAACAGCAGAATCTTTCGCAGGCATGGCAGGCACGATATACCGGACGTGAAAACGCAGGTAAAACACCTATACTTGATGGCGGACTTGAGTTCGTGCCATTGATGATGAAACCGGCGGACGCTCTTTTCATCGAAACGGCGAAACTTTCACTTCAGGACATTTTCAGGATTTACCGGATTCCGATGCACATGGGCGGACTGTTAGACCGTGCCACCAACAACAACATCGAGCATCAGTCGCTTGAATTCGTGCGTGACACGCTTCGCCCTATCCTGAAGAATTGGGAAAACGAACTTGACCGAAAGCTACTTTTTGAGAACGAAAAAATGCGGCTGTTTTTCCGTTTCAATGTGGATGCAATGCTGAGGGGCGACACGCAAAGCCGTGCGGAATACTATCAGCGTGCGCTTGGCTCTGTCAGTTCGCCCGGATGGATGACACCTAACGAGATCCGCGTACTTGAAAACCTGAATCCAATTGCAGACGCAGATACAATCTACAACCCTGCAATGAACAATATCACGCCGGACGTAGCGCCGGATAACTCCACAGACGCAAATGCAACAACAGGAACAGCGCAAACAGGCGAATAATACCGAACTGCGTTCATGTGTGGGCGCTATTGAGTTAAGGCAATCTGAAAGCGGAAAAGATACCGTTTTTGGGTATGCCTTGAAATTTGGCGTGCCTTATGATATGGGTTGGTTCACAGAAGAGATACAACGCGGCGCTTTGGATGGCGCTGACTTGTCAGATGTGCGGATACTCTTCAATCACGACCAAAATTTGATTTTAGGGCGCACGAAAGCCGGAACCGCAAAAGTAGGCATTGACGAAGTCGGAATGTGGTACATGGCCGAACTCCCTGACAGCCCGACCGGCCAAAACGTAAAAGAAGCATTGAGGCGCGGCGACGTTGACCAAAGTTCCTGGGCCTTCTCAATTTCAACAGACGAATCAGGCCGCTCCAAAGGTGACAAGTGGATGAACAAGGACGGCAAGGATTACCGCGTCATTACTTCCGTTCGCGCTGTTTATGACGCATCACCCGTAACCTATCCGGCCAATCCTGATACAACAGCCGCGAAACGGTCTAAAGAAATCAGGGGCGAGGATTACGGCGAAGAGATGGAACCGAAAGCGCAAATGATTGAAGTTCTGACTGAGTTAATCGGCGAACTGAACGAGATGGTAGGAAAGTACAAAGAGTGTGCCGACAAACTGACAATGATAGCGTCCGTTAATCCTGAACTGTCCGCAATTGCCACAGATACGGCGGCAATGGTGGTACAAAAGCATGACGACGCTGTTTCATTCATCAATGAAATTGCAACCACAATTACACGAGTAAACACGCCGGACGTTCAAACGAACAGCGCCGGACTTGACGCTACATATCAACTGCTAATCCGCGCACTTGACCGGAAGGCAGATATTTTCAACCAAAAATAAATCAACATGGTTACTGGAATCCAGTCACTCTACGATTCACGGGCGCGGATAGTCGAACAGATGAAATCCGTTGCGCTGAATGCAGCCAAAGAAGGCCGCGCAATGTCCGCTGAAGAAAATCAAACGTGGTCTAAAATGGAGGCTGATGAAGCCGCATTGACCGCCACCATTCAGGCGAACGAAAAGGCCGAACAACTTGAAGCCCGCGCAGCCGCACAGCACTTCGCCGGACGCGAAAATGCCAATCCGAATGCCGACAAAGGCGCGGAAATGGATTACCGCAGCGCGTACACGAAATTCCTGCGAGGTGGAAACTCCAACCTGACCAACGAAGAGCGCAATATCCTGCGTAAAGAGGCTGAAAAACGCGGCACTTCCAATCAGGTCGTCGGAACTGACAGCCTCGGCGGTTATCTCGTTCCTGACCTGTGGCAGCCGGAAATCGAACGCGCAATGTTGGATTACTCCGGCATTCTGCAAGCCTGCCGTATCCTTCGCACCGAAGGCGGTCAAACGCTCTACTGGCCAACGGAGGACGACACGACAACCAAAGCCGTAAAAGTCGGCGAGGCTTCGCAGTTCACCGTGCAGGATCTGACCTTTGGAACGAAGCAACTTGATGCGTACAAGTACGGTTCCCTGATGAAGGTGTCCTACGAACTCTTGCAAGACAACGCCTACAACGTGGAGGCAGAAATGCGTGCAGCGTTCGGCCCTCGTTTCGGTAGAATCCTGAATCAGGAGTGTACCGTTGGCGATGGCTCCGGCGACCCGAATGGCGTGGTTACCGCGTCAACGCTCGGCAAAACAGCCGCATCCGCAACAGCTGTAACGGTCGGTGAAATCATTGACCTGAAACACAGCATTGACCCTGCGTACCGCAACAGCCCGAACTTCGGTTTCATGTTCAATGACGCGGTTCTTGCGTACCTGAAAAAGCTGCAAGTTGGCACGTCCGACGCTCGCCCGCTTTGGCAGCCTTCCTACGCTGCCGGACAGCCTGACACAATCGACGGGAGCCGCTACTATATCAATCAGGATATGGACAGCAGCATCAACGCCGCTTCCAAACTGATTCTGTGCGGCGACTTCAACAAGTACATCGTCCGCATTGCTCAGGATATGATTATTGCCCGTCGCGACGAACTGTACAGCGAGTATGGCCTTGTCGGATTTCAGGCATGGATGCGAATTGATGGCGAACTGATTAACACAGCCGCCGTTAAACACCTGATAACAGCCGCTTCATAAGCATGAAAATCAGGATACTTGAATCACTTGTAGGCAATGACCCGAATGGCGGCCCGTCTTTCAGTTACGGCAAAGGTGCAGAAGTGGACGCGCCGGAAAATCGTGCTAAAGAATTGGTACGCTCAGGCCTTGCGGTATCGCTTGAATCTGAAAAGATTGAACGCGCTACATCGCCAACAGTCAACAAGGAAATCAGACGAAAATGACCAATGACGCACAGGAATTAGATTTACGCCCCGGTTATGTGGCAATGAAGTGGTATCGTTCACGGACGATTCCCTTCACCGTGACCGCCGTAGATTCAACCGGAACAGCAATTAACCTGACAGGTGCATCCGCATCAATGCAGATTAAAAACGCGTCCGGTACTGTGCTGATGACACTTTCAACCGCTACTTCTCAGGGTATTGTACTGACTAACGCAGCTTCCGGTGTGATGACTATCTCGCCGGAAGCGGTTGGTACAAGCGTTCTGCCCTTAGACAACGTACTTTCGATGGATTTGAAGGTTACACTTTCCACAGGCGTAGTATATGTGTTCTTTCGCGGGCATATCACGTTAATTGACAAAATAACGGCATAATGTCAGACATTCAAGTAACATTATCGCCCGCAAATATTACCGTTCAATTTCCGGTCAGTCAGCCCGGCGCGGGAGTGCCTGAAGGCGGTACAGCCGGACAGATAATCGTGAAAGATTCATCAGTTGACTTTCACACGTCATGGC